CGTCGGCAGCGTCAGATGTGTATAAGAGACAGATACATAGAGTCGGAGATTCATTAAAGCAGAGGCGGGGCCTGGGAGGTTATATATAGTACCTCCGAACTTTAAAGTAAAGATAGTTTAGCATGAAACTGGTGCTGACACAATACCACTTAATGATATTAACACATCACATAATGTTACAAGCTGTAACAATAAGGAAATAATGGATAACACTATAGAATTAGAGCAGCAGGCAAGCCCTGCAGAGTACAATGCACTGGAAGGTTGTCTTGAGGAATACATTAAGGCAAGGTCTAAGGACGACCTCCTGACCTTTGTTAAGAAGACTGCACCTACACTGGTGACCGACTTCAAGATGGGCAGGCACATTGAACTACTATGCGACAGGCTGCAGAAGGTAGCCGATGGGGAGCTAAAGAGACTTATGGTCTTCCTACCGCCCCGTAGCTCCAAGAGTCTCATTACCAGTAAAATATTCCCAGCGTGGTATATGGGCAGAGAACCTAACCACGAGATTATGTCTGTCTCTCACAGTGACCAGCTTGCCAGTGACTTTGGCCGTAGCGTAAGGGACATTGTAAATACAGAAGCCTTTCAGAAAACATTCAAGGGTGTCCAGCTTAGAGCAGATGCCAAGGCTGCAGGTAAATGGAAGACAAACCAGAATGGTTCTTATTATGCAGCTGGTGTACGTTCACAGATTGCTGGACGTGGTGCGCACTTAGCCCTGCTGGATGACGTGATGTCTGAAGAAGATTCCTTCTCAGAAGCAGGCCGTAGGTATATCAAGGACTGGTGGCCATCAGGTCTACGTACACGTCTCATGCCGAATGGTGCCATTATTATTATCAACACAAGGTATCATTATGACGACCTATGTGGTTGGCTATTAAAGCAAGAGTCAGACATCTCTGGTATTCCTTGGGAAGTAATTAGTATCCCTGCTTGGCTAGATGAAACATCAGCAGAGCTACTAGGGTTACCTGAAGGTTCTTCATACTTCCCTGAGTGGAAGCCAGATGAGGTACTGCAGCTGGATGAGCAAGAGATTAGAGCAAGTAACGGGAGTAGATACTGGGATGCGCTATACATGCAGAACCCGTCACCAGACGAAGGCGGGATTATTAAAAAGAAATGGTTTCAGTGGTGGGAGTACGAAGACCCGCCGCACTGTGAGTTTGTTATCCAGACGTATGACACAGCCTTCTCTACTAAGAAGACGGCTGACTACAGTGTCATCCAGACCTGGGGCATCTTTCACCAAGCAGAGCGTGACGAGTACGGCGGTGAATACACCATCGCAAACCTTATCCTTCTCGGAAATGTTAAAGAGCGCTTCGAGTATCCTGACCTTCGCCGTACGGCACAACATCTATACCAAAAACACAGGCCAGATGTGTGTATCATTGAGAAGAAGGCTTCTGGTCAATCGCTGCTTCAGGATATGCGCCTCGCTGGACTACCTGTTCTGGACTACCTTCCTGACAGGGACAAGGTTTCACGTGTCTATGCCGCTACGCCTCTTATGGAGTCGGGTCGTGTCTACATCCCGAAGGGTAAGGAGTGGGCGAAGGATTTATTTGACGAAGCACTAGCCTTTCCCAATGGCGCACACGATGACCAAGTCGATGCAATGACCATGGCTATCCACTACATGCGTGACTCTTGGCATGTCTCCCACGACGAAGACCCAAGCTGGGAAGACGATTATAATCCAAGAAGACAAAAGAGGGTTGGATACTGGCGCACTTAAGTGTATAATAGGCTCAATGATATTCTTCCAAGTAATAAACAAGGAACAAAAGTAAATGGCAACTGAACGTAATCCATACGACCTATCAGATAAATCAAAAGAATCAGGCATTGATATGAACATCGAAGACATTACGTCTGCCGATGCCATTATCTCTGTTGACCCTGAGACTGGAGAGATTGAGGTAGACCTTGAAGGCACAGCAGGTGAAGTAGAAATCGAACTTACCCTTGGTGACAATGAAGGTTTCTTTGAAAACCTTGTGGACTTACTTGATGAGGACACGCTATCTGAAATTGGTGACACAGTAATTGATAAGTTCAATGCTGACAAGGACTCTCGCTCTGAGTGGGAATCAATGTTCGAGCGTGGCTTTGAACTTCTTGGTCTTAAGCTAGAAGATACAACGGAACCGTTTGAAGGTGCAGCCACTGCAGTACACCCACTGTTGATTGAGTCTGCTGTCAAGTTCCAAGCTAAAGCATCTACCGAGTTGTTCCCTGCCAAAGGCCCAGTTAAGGCTCAGGTGTTAGGTGATGCAACCTTAGAGAAACAACAACAAGCAAACCGTGTACAAAACTTTATGAACTATCAGGTCACAACACAGATGCCTGAATACTATGACGAGTTTGAGCGTATGCTTTTCCACTTACCACTTATTGGTTCTGCGTTTAAGAAGGTTTATTATGATGCAAGTCTTGACCGTCCTGTTAGCGAGTTTGTGCCTATTGACCAGTTTTATGTTTCTTACTATGCGACTGACCTTCGTAGAGCAGACCGTTACACTCATGTTATATATCGCAGTCCTGTGGACTTGGCTAGGCAAATAGATGCTGGCATGTATGCAGACATAGAACTACCTACAGCTGGTATTCCTACTTTGTCTGGCATGGCCGAAAAGATGGACAGTGTTCTTGGCTTGTCTCCTGCTTCAGACAATGACCCACAGTATGTACTGCTTGAACAACATTGCTACTTAGAGATTGAAGAAGACAAGATGCACTCAGGTAAAGTTGCCTGCCCTTACATTGTAACAGTAGAAGAAACCACTGGTGCTGTATTGTCTATCCGCCGTAACTGGGAAGAGGGAGACGATAAGTATGTCAAGAAAATGCACTTCACGCACTACAGATATGTTCCTGGTTTTGGTTTTTACGGCTTGGGTCTTATTCACTTCCTTGGTAATCTTACTATGTCTGCTACTGCTGCAATGCGTAGCCTACTTGATGCTGGCCAGTTCGCTAACTTACCAGGGGGTTTCAAAGCTAAGGGCGTCCGTATGGTCGGAGATAACGACCCTATTGCGCCAGGGGAATTTAAAGAAGTAGAGGCGACAGGCATGGACTTGTCTAAGTCTATTATCCCACTGCCCTTCAAAGAACCATCGCAGACTCTGTTCAACATGCTTACCTTTGTAACGCAGACAGGCCAGAAGTTTGCTGACAGCACCGAACAAGTAATCGCAGACAGCGGAGGCTATGGTCCCGTTGGAACAACTTTGGCATTGTTAGAAGCTTCAAGTAAGTTCTTCTCTTCAATTCATAAGAGACTACACAAGGCACAGGGCGACGAGTTTAAAATCTTGGCTCGTATTGACTATGAGTATCTGCCGCCTGAATATCCTTATGACCTTCCTGGAGTTTCCGAGAAGATTCTTAAGAAAGACTTTGATGGCCGTGTAGATATTGTACCAGTGTCTGACCCTAACATTCCTTCGAATGCTCAGCGCATGATGCTTATTCAAATGGTACAGAACATTGCTCAACAATCAGAGCCAGGTATGTTTGACATGGAAGCTATTAACCGTATGCTTCTAACAACAGCTAATGTTCCTGACATTGATACACTAATGCCTCGCAAAGACGAGGCACAACCTCAAGACCCAATGACTGATATCTTGGCTGTGTCTCAGAACAAACCAATTCAAGCCTTTATAGGTCAGAACCACGATGCACATATTTCGTTCAAGGGAGCTTTCTTACAAGACCCAGGCAATCAACAGAATCCATTCTTTAATCAGATTGCTGCAGCCCTACAAGCTAACATCTCTGAACACATGCTTCTGAAGTATAAAGAACAGATTGATGGTCTGTCTATGCAGGCGGCTCAGAACCCACAGATAGCTGCTCAACTTTCTCAGATGCCTAATCCAGAAGAAATGGCAAACGCACAGGCTGCCCAGCAAATCATGCAGACAAACATGCAGATGGCTCAGGGAGGTGGCATGTCTCCTGAACAACAGATGCTTCAGATTGAAACACAGAAGCTACAAGTTGAACAACAAAAAAATCAAACCCAAGCTGCTAAGGCTCAGGTAGATGCTTCGCTCAAACAACGTGACCTTGACCTGAAAGAGCAGAAGATTGTTATTGATGCTCAAGAAGCAGGGATGCAGGCTAACATGCAAGCATATCAGAAAGAAGAAGACCGTAACGCCAAGAGAGCTTTGAAAGCTATGGACGTTCTGGCTGACTTGATTAAAACACAGGAAGCCAACGGTATTAAGGAAGTGCAGCTTTCTACTGATATATTAAACACTATTATGAAGAACCAACAAGGTAACTAATTTTGTTATACGAAGAATTAATTAAAGAACTTCAAAAAGAAATTGAAGGATTGAAAAATTCGCTTGCATATGGGACAGCTTCAGACTATCCTATGTATAAGGAGGTGGTAGGTAATATTGCAGGGATTGAGAAATCAATTGGTATTATTAAAGACTATCTAACTAAATACATAGAAGAGGACTAGACTAATGCAAGCAGCATCTAATGCTATTAAAAACGACGAGTGGATTACAAATGACGATGTGCCTGACCCAACACCATTACCAGAAGTGCCAGGATACACTGTACTTGTCCGCCCTATCTCTGTTAAGGAGAAGACAAAGGGAGGTATTATTCTTCCTGACTCAACCAAATCGGATATGGCTTATCTTACAACAGTTGGCCGTGTACTTAAGGTAGGAAGCGCCGCCTATCAAGACAGCAAGTTTGGCGACACTCCTTGGTGTAAAGAAGGAGACTACGTGTGTTATGGTAAACACGCTGGGAATAAATTTCTATACAAAGGTGTACAGCTGCTTCTTATTTTTGACGACGATGTCAAAATGGTAGTTGAAAGCCCAAAAGATTTAGACCCTACATTTAACCTATCAAATTAATTTAGCGTGTTGCTATTGTGACACGGTAGCTTATACTATATAATATACTACATCAGCGTTATTCGTCTAAGTTCGCTGAGGACGTTAAACAGGAGAAATACAAATGGCAGAGACTGAATGGTCTACTATTACACCTGAACAAGGTGAATCCCCCGATAAAATTGAAATTGAAATTGAAGGCGCAGAAGAAGAAGTTGTATCTGCTGCACCAGAAGTAGAAGTTGAGAAGCAGGAAGAACCTGCTCCAACTGCAGAAGTAGAAGCTGAAGAAGCTACCGCCTCCGAAGAAGTGGAAGAGGAAGCACCAGCCAAAGAAGCAGAAACATCAGGCGCACAGAAGCGTATCCGTCAACTGGTAAAACAGAAGAAGGAACGTGAAGCTCAGATTGAAGAACTGCTCCAAGCTCAGAAAGACATGCAGGTTAAACTGCAGCAGCGTGAAGAAGAATACGGTACTCTTCTAAACACAAACGTAGAATCTAATGAGCGTCAAGTTGCCGAAAGAATTGAACTTGCTAAGAGTGCCTATAAAGAAGCACTGGACAGCGGGGAATCAGATAGAATTTTACAGGCGCAAGAAGCACTTACTAATGCGCAACAAGATAGCTATAACATTAAAACCTTTAAAAAAGAGGCTGAATCTTTTAAGCCTGTTAACTTTGAGGAACAAGAGCAAGGGCTACCCGTTAATAAGGCTGCTGATAGAAAAGCACAGCATTGGGTAACAGAAAATGACTGGTTTAATAAAGACCGTGTCTTAACTGCTGCTGCTCTTGAGATTGATGCAGAGGTACAAGGCGAAGGCTTTGACCCTGCTGATGACGATTATTACGAGGAAATTAACCGCCGCATGGCAGATACTTTCCCTAACAAATTCGGAACAACTACAGAAGAAGTAGCTGCCGATAAACCACGTACGAAGCCCACGTCAACGGCTTCTCAAGTAGTAGCTGGAGCCTCGCACACTTCAGCATCCCCGTCTAACAAGAAAGTTAAACTCTCTCAAGAAGACGTACGACTCGCACAAAAGTGGGGAATTACACTTGAACAGTATGCCGCCGAAAAGCTGAAAGTAGAATCAGCTGGTGATGGTGAATATACAACAATTAACAGATAGCTGCGAAAGGATACATATACTTATGGCACGAAATACCACACGTGAATCCCAGTCTCGTGAACTGGAAACAAGAGAAACAGAAGACTACGAATATGTCGAACCGAACCTTTTAGATATTCCACAGTTTGTTAACAATAGATTTGACGAACAAGGAATGAAACTACGTTGGATACGCATCTCCCTTAAAGGTAAAGACGATTATACAAATGTTGGTAAGCGATTAGCTGAAGGCTGGGAGTTTGTTTCTCTCGACGAAGTACCTGAACTAGGCCACACCTCTATGG